GAACGCGCATCTTCCAGAGCAGCATAAAGGTTAGGCGTATCCGCAAGCCATGTTTCCCTACCATAAGGCAATGAATGAATAGCTTTTTGAACATGCTCATGCTGATCTTTTAGTGGCTTATCCCAATCAAGAAAGTGATCTGGGTGGGCATTGATACGAACTTCATAACTATGCCCGGCAAGCGCATGGCCTTGATGATGGCCGGAGTAATCATGCTCAACCTTTTTCCCGCGCAAAGCGTCAAGTTCAGCTTTTTGCGCTAAAGCCTGCCGATGATCATCTTCGGCTAACATATACCCAAGGTCATCCGGGTCTTGCGGCGCAGATTGAAATGCCAATGCAGCCCGCTCCCAATGCGGGGACATAGCTTTATGGACAGCATCAACATTACCTTGGTGCTGCGCGACCAGCTTTTGCATGGCGGTCGGATTTTCAAACTTTTTACCATCAACAATTATGGGAACAGGCTTGTTCTCAGAAGCTATTGGACGATAGCTTTTTGCTACAGCCGGGTTTTCAGCAAAGTACAACCCATGCCCATACGCCTGCGCGCCCTCTCCTGTCCCAATCTTGGACATGTCGAAGCGTTCAAAGTCATGGGGAGAGCCGTGATAGGCGGTGATGCCGGGTTCGTCTACTTCGCCGCCTTCGGCTTTGGTGATGTCGGGGTTTGACGGATCAAATGCGCCCTCATTGCCTATAGCCGATTTAACTTGCTCTGGATGCAATACAGCCCATGTTTTTGTTTTTCTATCTGCTTTTTCAAATGCAGAGATTCCATCATATCCAAGAGTGCGAAAAAACTCCGCAATGTTAGGGTCGTTGCGCCAAAATTCAAAGAGAGCTTTTGGCTCGTTTCCATGTGTTTGACGCAATTTATCAACAAGAAACTGCGCTTTATTTATTTGCTCTGGCGCAAGATCGCCCATTCCATTAAGGGCATGTGAAATAACTTCTCCAATTTTTTTGCGCTGTTCCGCATGAACAAACTTTATTGGGTTCTTGATTGCAAGGTGGACTGGATAAACATTGCCACTGTCTTTACTCGCATACTCGTTAGCCAGTGCAGGCTTATCTGTAAACCATGCCCCAAGAGCAGTGTTAAATTCTTTAACATCCCTGTCGCTGCCATGATACGCAACATGCGGAACTTCCGGGTCATTACCATTCATAAATGAAGCAAGGTTCTTGGAGCGATCCATTACTTCTCTCCATGAAAGATAGGCTCGCCAACTTCGGCTGTGCGAATGTGAACACCGGGGATGCCAAGAGCTGGGTGCGGAGAAACCTCACCGCCTCGCGCATATGCCCCACCCTCGATGTCCTGATCCACCTGATTGGCGGGCATGGCGAGGTTGGGGTCTTGGATATATTTCATCTGCGCCGTTTCGTCGGCGTCCGTGAAGGCGGGATCAATGAAGCCACCGGATGATTTTCCCATATCGGTTGAATTTTTATCATAATTTCCATTATTTCCGGTCGCGGATTTGATTTGAGATGGATCAAAAACAATCCAAGATGGGGACTGTGCCGCCGAAGAATATTGTCCATGCAGTTGTTGACGGATCAACCTTGCCTGATATCTGACACCATCATACCCAGCCTCGCGAATTAACTTTTCAGCAATTTTAGGGTTTGCTGAATCAATGGCGTTTTGAAGATAAACTGTTGGTATTCCGTCCTCATCCTTTTGCGTAAAAAACTTTGACCCGGCAAGTTTTTTTGCCAAGTCAAATTCAGGTGTTCCTTGCTTTACAAAGGAATCAGCCATTAATGGGTTTTTTATGGATAAGTGAGAGGCATAAACTCTTGGAAATTTTCCTTTTCTAGCGGTGTGAGGATCGTTCGCATAACGGCTTGCAAATGACGGATCTTCACTGTGATGTATTCCAAATCCAAGCTGCTCATTTTTTCTAATATTTGGCCTAAAGGAGTGAAAATCCTCAGCCGTTGTTCCGTGATAAACAATATGCGGGACTTCTGGATGGTTGTTCTTTATAAATTTTCCAAGATTTTCAGTACGTTGTTCTGGGGAAATTTGAACTTGCTCTCCAACCTCCCCACCTTCGGCCCTCGCTACAGGTGCGATCTGCGTCAGGTGAGGGGCCATCGTCCCGTACCGCGCGACAGGCGGCGGAGGGTTGCCCATGACGGGGGCGGGGTTGTGGATCACGGAAGCGTGATGCTTCAGGGCTTTGGCGACGAGAAGAGCCCTGCGGGCGGCTTTATCGTGATCCATGATCGTCTTATCCGTTCAGCAGAAAGCTGCGCACAAGGTGCATTGCACGTTGAACCACAGGGTGGTTTTCGTCAACAGAACCGCCCAGCGCAAAGCTGCCATCCGACGAGGTTACGGCGTTATCGGCGCGCTGCGTAAGCAGGTTTGCCCCGTATTCGTCGCCAGCGCTCTGCATTTTTTGAGCGGTTCTATTCATCTGTTCGGGGCTCATACCGGCATACGGGTCTTTGAAGAGCCCTGAGAAGAAGCCCGGCGAGGACTGGGCCGAAGCATCAGACGGCCTAGGCGGGGGAAGTGGGGCGGAGGAAAGATGGCTGACAGGCGCGGCAGGGATTGAGCCAGTGGACGTTGTGTCCAAATGGCCAGCAGGCGCGTTGTCGCCCCATGGCATGGGGTTTGATGGTTGGGGCATGTTCGGATCGGTCCACGAACGGGACGACGCCGACATGGGCTGATACTGAGCGCCGCTGTGGGGCTGTGCGAACATGGGCAGCGGACCGTTGAAGGTCTGCGAAGGTTGCGGCGAAGCCTGACCAGCAACCGTCAGGGCGCGATCCACCGGTGTGGCGGTAGCGGGCTGACCGGCGTCAGCGCGCGTCCTACCCTCATCTGTAATGGCATTACGCTCTACTTGATCAACCTTATCCTGCGAATCAGTAGATGGAGCACCATACATTTGAGTGATGCGATCTTTCGTCAAAAGCTGATCGCCGCCAAAAAAATTGCCTTGAGGTTGCAGTTGCTTCTCTCTAGCGGAGAGAGCCAAGTTAGCCCTAAGACGCGCCTCTTCATCAATATCTTCTTGCGTCGTCGCACGGTTCAACGGATGCTGCAACGCAAGGGATCGAGTAAAATCTGCATCTGTATACTGGGGCGTGAAGAAGCTTGACCCGGATGGGTCTGCCATACCTGTTTCGCCAAACGACAAAGCGGGACTAGCGTTTCCCCGTGCGACATCTAGAGCTTTATCCAACGCAGGAGAGATGTATGGGGACGACACAACTTCACCATTGGGACCAACCGTAAGGCTTTGATCTGGCCTAGCGCCAGTCGATGGTGTGTATTTGTTGGCAGGAACTACAACAACCTTCCCATCCGCATTACGCGACAGCATATATCCCGGAGGAACGTCACCATACGCAGGCGTATCTCTACTTGGATACTGTCGCATTAAGTCGGCGATGCCAGAGTTCATTCTGGTTATTGCATTATCGGCCATCGCTTATTCTCCGCTCTTCAGGTCTTGCTTGGCAGGCTCGGCGAGGCTTTCGACCGTGGAAGCCATTTCCGGGTGCATCGTCAGGTCTTTGGCAAGCTTCAGCAGCTCGATGCGCTCGCGGCTCTGACGGTCCATGGAGCGGTTGTGGTCTTCGGCAGCAGCAACCTTCTGCCTGATGCCCGCTTCTGCGGCCTTGGTGTGGGCCGACATGAGACGAGCCTTGGCATCCATCAGGTCGATGGGGTTCAGGTGCTCTTCCTTTTCGCCCTTGGGCTGCAAGCCGCCATCGTGCTTGGGAGCGTATGCGCCCTGCTGGATTTTGGCCTGAACTTCGGCGGTCTTGGCCTGAGCCATCATCATACGCGCCTGCGAATCCTTCTGCTCCGCAGCCATCTTCGATTGCATCTGCTGCATTTCCGGAGGCGGCGCAGCCTGAGCGTTCGGCGGGGCGAGGAACTGGGACGGGTTGCTCCAGCCAATGGCCTGAAGGGCTGCCGTGTCGATGGCAATAGGATCGTACATCGAGGGGTTGGACTGCTGAAGCTGCTTCAGGGCCATGATCTTCATGACGCGCTGGCCGTGCGACGCAGTGTTCGGATCGGCCTGCGGAACCAGCTCGCAGTCCTCCAGCGCTTGAAGGAACGTCGCCTCGTCCCACGCATTGGCTGGCTTGCGGTTCTTCTGCCAGAAGCTCTCAGGGTGCTCCTTGAAGAGCTTGACGAGCATCTGAAACTCTTCGGACTGGGCGGCGTGCATGCGCTTGTGAACGGCGTTCATGACCTTCGTCGCCTGCTCGATCATGGCAAGGGTCGTGCCGACCGGAGCATCTGCCCGGCCCTCCCCGACCTGTTGCTCAGACGTGCCGCCGATCCTCATGCCGGTCATCGCCATGTCGGAGACAAGGGACATCAGAGCGGCGGACGGCTCCTTGTAGGGCAGGGGCATGATGGCCTGATTGAGCGGCATCCCGCCAGTCTTGACCAGAGCACCGCCGCCGGGCGGAACGCGGAAGATGTTCGTATTCTGACGAGCGCCGGTGTCGGCCAGCAGGAAGCCGGGGAAGTTGGCGTACATGCCCGCATCCAGCAGCTCGCGCCAAGCCGCCGTGATGGCGTTCGTAGTGTTCCCGAGGATGTGCAGGAGGCCAATGTCGTAGAAGCCCATGCCCGGCACGAAGGTGTACTTCACGAAGTTCTGACGCGCCTCGGGGAGCTTCTTGGTGTCCTCGTCATAGTTGCGGACGATGGATAGGATCTGCTTCGAGCTGACGTCGATGGTCACGCGGTAGGGGATCTCAAGACCGCTCTTCTTGCCCTTCCACCGGTGCTCGAAGCCGACGACGTCCAGCTCGCAATAGCACTCGTAGATCTCGCGGTCGCGGTCTTCGGGGCGCATGCCCTCCTGCATAATGCCCTGCTGCGCGTTCTTCTCGCGCTGAACGGCGTCGAGCTTCGGGGCTTCGGCCTGATGCAGATCGACGTCCTTATAGACGCCAAGTATCTGTAAACGCTTGACAGTTGACGGTCGCATGAAAGAACGGTGCGTGATTCGCGTGGCGTTCTTCAGGTCAGTGGCGGCATTGTTGACGATCAGGTCGTCAGCATCGACGCTCTCGATGACGGGGCGATTGCGAAGAGGGCAGAAGTAGCCCTTCTTGAAGGACGTGCCACCAAAGCCCAGCATAAGCAGCATGCGGTCGGTGTCGGGGTAGTATTCGGAGGCCACCGCCGTCAGGAAGTGGTTCATGTCCCGTTCGAGCGCGTTGGCGAGCTGGTCCTCTTCGAGGGTGCCGTTGTTGTCGTCGTCGCGGATCTTGACCGGCCCATCGGTGGGCAGCAGCTCCGAACGCGCGTTGGCTTGGAACCGCAGCACTGCTTCAAGCAGCAGCGGGTGGCGGACCTTGGACATGCCTTCCACCGGAGCGCCGTCAGACGCCCCCTGCAAACCGGGGATCTCGATCTTCAGGCCAAGGAGCTTGATCCCCTGCGCCCGGTCCTCGATCCATTCCTGCCTGCTCTTGAGGTCATCCTCAATGCCGCGAAGGAGATCAGCACTGATGCGG